ACGTGGTGAAGGAAAAGACGGTGGCGAAATATATGGTTATGCACCTTTACCCAAATAGCCTTTATTCAAATGATTCAAAGATGGATGCCATGATGGAAATAAGCATACGAACGGGTATTTCAAAGAAACACGTTTATAACATGGTGCAGCATCCTGAAAGGTTTGGTTTTCAAATCAAGCAAAAAAGAAAAGATAAAAACAAGACCGAGTAATTTTGTAAATAAATTATTTTTATTTTATGACATACGCCGATTATCCAGATGCTGCAAAGAACAACGCACGACGCGCACTCGACCACAAAGAAAAGAATGGGTCAGACTGCGGAACGCTTGTCGGCTGGCAACGGGCAAATCAAATTGCCAATGGTGAAGGCTTATCGGAAGAAACGGTGCAACGTACTTATTCATTTTTAAGTCGCGCGGAAACGTATGACCAGGGCAAATACTTTGATGAAGATGGAAAAGAACAGTGTGGAAGCATCATGTTTGACGCATGGGGCGGAAGTGCTATGAAGGTTTGGGCGGAAGCAAAATACAAGGCGATACAAAAGGACAAAGAAAAAAACATGGCAAAAGTAAGTATAGATATTTTAGGGGAAATTTCGGAATCGGTTAATTCTTACAACTCAGTAAGAACCAAAATTAACCAGGCGAACGGGCAGCCAATTAATTTAACGATATCCTCAGGCGGTGGCAGCGTCACCGAGGGAATGGGTATTGCTGACTTAGTGGCTAATTACCCAGAAGAAACCACGGCAACAGGAATCGGCTTGGTAGCAAGCATTGCAACGGTTGTATTGTTGGCAGCGGATAATGTTAAAATGACGGAAAATGCTTTTATGATGATTCACCGACCTTGGAGTTACACGATGGGTAACGCCGACGAACTTGAGGCAACGGCTGAATTATTGGACAAGATGGAGGCAAAGTTACTTGACATTTACACGGCTTCGGTTATTAAACGCAAAGGAGAACAAAAGAACCTAAAAGAAATTATTACGAACATGATGGCAGCTGAAACATGGCTGACCGCTCAGGAGGCATTAGAATTTGGCTTCATTGATGAAATTGTGAAAGTTGGCGAAAAAAACATAGATATGTTACCGTTGCAAAATAGCCTTAACAAGTTCTTGAATGTACCAGCCGCATTATTAACAAATACAAAAAAAGACGATGACATGGGTAATTCCATTTTAGAAAAAATCAAAAGTCTCTTGAATGGCATGGACGATACAGATAAGGTCGAAAATGTTATTGAGGAGGAGGAAAAAGTAATGGAGGAAGAGCCTAAAAACGACGAGGTGGAAGTTGCTATTTCCATGCTCAAAGAAAAAGGTTACTTTGTTTTATCACCCGATGAAATGGAGACAATGCACTCGAAGCAAAAAGAGGAAATGGAATCTATGTACAAAAAGACCGAAGAACAAAAGAACTCGATTACTGAAATTGAATCGGTTCTGGAAACATTGGGCAATGAATTAGTCGCACTTCGGGCGCAAGTTAAAAAAGGGGTTGGACTTCCTTCGGGCGGCTCAGCACACGAAAAGGTTCAAGAAACAAAAGCGAAATCGAGTTACTTTGATTCTTTCGCTTCATTAGTTCAAACTAAAATCTCACAAAGATAATGGCAACAGCAAACGTTAATGGTTTTCTCGATTCAAATACATACATCGGGCAAAACAGTTTAAACCGTACAAATCCGTATGCAAATGCAAATGGAGTAAACGCGGAGCAATTATACGGAATTGATACCTTTACGGATCGCATTCCCGTTTCCTTCACTTACGGAACTTCCTCAGCTGGAAAGCGTTTGAACTTTGCACCGTTGACAGGTGTAACGAGCGCAAGCGATTTTTACAAGGTTACCGTAATGGACGAATCAGGTAACGAGGCATACGCAAATTGGCAATCCTCAGCACCAACCGCTATTTTACAAATCAATACTTCAGCGTTAAACGCGGGTAATGATTGGAAAGTATTATTTGCCGTGGCAACAACCGCAGGCGCAAAAACAGAGTTTTCATTTGGTATTGAGGATGCTTTTGTTTTAACAAATACGTCTGCAACCATTTCTTACCCAAACCTTTAAAATTAAAAACAAATGGCATTAGTTGAAATAAGCCAACTTGACGTATCCTTTAGAGGTACGGAGGCAAATAACATTTTTTTAGAACCAGTATTCTTTGACGATGACCTTCGCGGACAATTCCGTGTACTTGGTAACGTCGCGAATAAAAAGAAGATGGTTTTTGTTCAGCAGTTGGAAAACATTGTACGTAAGTACTCGGGCTGCGGATTTAATCCCATTGGTTCAGTTGACATTTACCAGCGTACCATCGACGTTGAAAAAATGAAGGTGGATTTAGAAATGTGTTGGGATGAGTTCGAGGATACAGTTTTTGAAGAGTTATTAAAAACAGGTACAAGGCTTCCAGATGTTTCAGGGACTTTGATTGAAAATATTCTTTTGACCCGTACACAACAGGCGATAAGAAATGACATTACCCGTCTTTCTTACTTTGGTGACCAGTCTTCAAACAATCCTAACTTTGATTCATTAGACGGTTTTTGGACTGTTTATTATCCTCAGTTGGTTGCACAAGATTTAGTACCACGTTGCAACACTGGTTCAGGTTCTGACCTTGGCGCAGGTGACGGCTTCGCAATCCTTCGCGCGGTGTATGACCAGGCTCCTTTGCAGTTGAAAGGTTTACCTGCCAATCAAAAGGTATTCAATGTAACTCAAAGCGTTTATTCTCAATTAAGGGAAGACATTGAAAACGGCGGTGGCGGTGACTACGGTTTACTTCAGTTAATCAACGGGGTTGAGCAATTCACCTTCCGTGGTGTAACCGTTATTCCTCAATTCCGTTGGGACGACATTGCAACAGGACTTGGAACAACCAAGCCTCACTACGTGGAATATACCACGCCGCAAAACAAGGTACTTGCGACGGACGTGTTAAGCCCTGAAACGGCTTTGGAACTTTGGTATGACCAGAAGGACGAAAAGGTGTACATAAAGGCGCGCTTTAAAATGGGCGTAAATTATATTCACCCATCATTAATCAGCTTAGGCTACTAATTAAAAACGAATGAGCGCAATAACAGGCGGTTGGCTTAATCAATGTACAGATGGCACTTGCGCAGGAGGTATTGGCAAATTTTATGTTGCCAATGCTAATCAGGTGACAAGCATAACCAACAACGCATCGGGAGCAACCACGGCAATAACAATGACCTCAACGGCTGCCGTTTTTTACGAAATTGAATTTAGGGATAACTCAGGCGCGTTCACGGAAACGGTAACGCAAGATCCTGATACTTTGTCAGTAGCCATTGAGCAAAGTTTGACGGGAATCATTAATTGCCGCGATCAGGAATTAAGAAACCTTATTCAAGACATGGCAAATCAAGCGTGCGGTTTGGTTTGTGTGCACGTTGAAAACACGGGTAATTATTGGATTTGGGGCGTTGAACCAGTAGGCGGTAAGAAAAGGGTTGCAAGGTTAACAAGTGCCGAAGGTTTATCGGGTGCATTGTTTACCGATTCAAATCAAGAGACACTTACCATTACTTGTAGAACAACGAACAAAGCGAGGTACATTGTGAACGGCGAAACAGTGATGAACGCCTTAGATTAATAAAAGTATGATAGTTAGAGAAAAAAGTAAGCAAATGCTTTACGTTGGGGCTGACCTTTCGGGAAAAGCTGGCATCATTCGAAAAACTATCGGCGAACTTTCACAAAACGAATTGAGGGCTTGGTATAAATCAAGCCCTCAGGACGTTGGGCAACACGTCATTTATACCCCTGAGAAAAAAAGCTATGAGCCAACAATTAAAGAAAATACAGGCAGTCCCGAATCGGAACAATCGAGTAAGTAAACGGAATCAAAGTCCTTTACTTGCTTCGGTTACCTTAGATACCTCCAATACAATGCTTGTAAAGGAGGACATTTTTAATGAGCCGTCACGGGAGAGGCTTGATTTTACGGGGGCAAAATGGGTGCGGTTCTTTACACAAAAGGATGACTTTTTAAAGAGCCTTATCGCCATTGTAAATAATTCGCCGACGTTAAGGAGGATAATAGAAGATAAAACAAACATGGTCGTTGGTGACGGCTTCATTCCGATGAAGGGCAAAGCAAATACCTTGCTTACCACGTCCATGAAGGGTGAGGTTATCACCGACGATTCTTTAAGCGAAATAGAAGATGTTATTTCACAGGTTAATTTACACGGGCAAAATCTGCAGGAGGTTTTGGCTCAACTTGCGTTTGACTATGATGCTTTTGGGAATAGCTTTTGCGAAATTGTTAAAGGCAAAGTAGGGTCAGAACCATTTACTTATATTTATCATGTACCCGTGTACAACGTTGGTATAAGGAAAGCGGAAGCCGACCAGATTATAAAATCAGTTGGCATTTACGATAACTGGGAAGAAGTTCCACTTACCACCGACGGCGTATTTTACGAAAGCGAAGGATTCAGGGAAGTACCGATTTATCCAGACTTTAAGAAATTTGAAGATGGAACGCAAAGAAGCGTTATCCATGTGAAGCAATACGCCGCAGGCTATTTTTACTTTGGCTTACCTGAGTGGATTGGCGCGAAAATGTGGGCTGAAATTGAATACAGGATTCAGCGGTTTAATACAAGTAAGTTCGAAAATGGTTTCATGCCTTCAGGGGTGATGCAATTCTTCGGCTCAATTACGCCCGACCAGGCAAAGAAACTTGTCGAAGGCATAGAAAGCAAGTTCACGGGAATGGGTAATAATCATAAGTTATTCGTTCAAGTTCTGAGGGACGAAAAATTAAAAGCAAATTGGATTCCCACGTCAAAGGAAAGCGAGGGCGAATTTTTAAACTTGCAAAACTTAGCAGCCTCAGCCATTGTCGTGGCAAACAGGTGGAGCAAGTCACTTGCAGGCTTCGCCACGGCGGGGCAACTTGGCAGCAATCAACAGATAAGACAAGAAATGGAATATTTGCAAAGTACGGTGATTAAGCCGCGCCAAAACTTGATGTTATCTAAAATTATAAATCCTTATTTAGCCGAAATTGGGCTTTATAACCCAGCCTTTAAAGACGTTCAATTTTCTATTTCAAACACTTTGCCCGTGTCATTCATGGGTGAAATTGCGATTGAGGATAATTTGACGCAAGATGAAAAGAGGGAGATATTAGGTTATTCACCAATCGAAACAAATGAGCCAATTAATACAACCGTCTGAGGTTATAAGCGGTGGGGTTGCAAGACCAACGCCAGCAGATATAAGGATTGATAAAAGCCTTATAAGCCCTCATATTCAAGATGCAGAATTTCAATGGATTGTCCCAGCGATTGGCGTATCATTTTACGATGCCCTTGTTGCGGACAAAGGAAGTTCAACAGCCTTCACGTCCACGGCTTATCAAGCGTTATGGAATGATCATTTAAAATCCTTTTGCGCCAACGCCGTGTTGTACGAGGCAGCTCCGTACATGGTGATGCAACTTGGTACAAATGGACTTTATACACTTGATAACGAGTACGGGCAAAACGTGGGGGTTGACGGATTGAAATTTTATCAAGATACAATGCTTCAAAGGCTTGGAGTAAAGAAGAAAAGAATCAAAGATTATTTGTGTACTTGCGCAAGTAATTTAATCGGATTCATTCCCAGTGCCATTGGCTGCCCCGAGGCAACTTGCGATGAGGATGAAGAAATATTTGACATTTATAACACGATGGGAATAGTACTATGAACGAAATAAAACCAAAGAAAGAAAGGCGATTCCTGAAAACATTAGGGCGCGTTGGTGAAATATTGGTGGAACAAGTATTGCTTAAACTGGGGAGTAGCATAATCAAGAAGATTGGAGGCAAAAAAACTTTGCCTTCAATTCTTTTTATATTCCTTTCCCTCAGCCTCTTTGCCCAGTTCCCAAACACTGGCAACAAACAAAGATTAGGTTTCCAGACGACGGCAGACGGGTTGACGTGGCGCGGTTCAATTTCCGACACAGCTTCCATTCAACCGATAAACAACCAAAGCGCGTGGGTGATTCTTGATACCATTAACCTTAAATTTTATACGTTTGACTTTACCTCCAACGTTTGGAACTTGGTAGGCGGTGCGCAAGGATTAACCATGCCTTTTGATTCAATTACCTTCAACACGGCAAAGGATGGCACGGTTGGCGTAGGTGAAGTTGAATACAATGATACACAGGGAGGTTTAATACAAGGGTTAAAAGGAGGTAACGTTACCAATGTAATTGGGCAACAATTGCACCAACGGGTGAACAACAGAACAGGCGCACCATTGGCAAAGGGTGACGTGGTTTATTTGGCAGGCAGCCAGGGCAATCGAATAACAGTGGCAAAAGGCTTAGCGGTTAGTGATGCTTTTTCGGCTAATACTTTTGGTGTAGTTGCGGAAAGCATTGCGGACAATCAAAGCGGTTTCATTATTACCGAAGGCTTAATAACAGGATTAAACACCTCAGCCTTAACGGAAGATAGCGCGGTTTATTTATCGCCAACGGTGGCAGGTGCATTGACTTCAACAAAGCCGCAAGCACCACAACACAGCGTATATATTGGCGTATGCGTCAAAAGCAATAACGGTTCAGGAGAATTGTTTGTTAAGATAAGAAATGGGCAGGAATTGGACGAGCTTCATGATGTTCGAATTTCTAATCCTATTAATAATGCATCACTTTACTATAAATTAAGCGAAAAACTTTGGCGCGATACGACGGCTGCCCTTTTGGTGAGCGACACGGCTTCCATGCTTACAAATTACTTGCGCACGGGCACGGCGGCTTCAACGTATTTTCCATTGACAGGGGGGACAATATCAGGGACAATAAACAGGCAGGAGGGAAGTCATAACGGAAGTACAGGTACATTTTATTATAATATATTAAATTACTTTGCAAGACAAGATAATATAAAATACAATCCAACTGCTCAAATATCATTTACAGATAGACCTGGAACTTTAACTTTTCCAAATAACGTAAGAACATCTGACATATATTTAATGACTGCTAGAAATTGGAATGGAACATCATTAGGGCAATACCTTGATACAACTTTATCCGTTGTGGCAAATCAAGATGGAGGCAGGATTGGTATAAGTAAATTAAATCCAGATTATAAATTAGACGTAAATGGAACATTTAATGCAAGTGGAAATAGTTTAATAGGTGGAACGCTTGGTGTAACAGGAGATTTACAAATAGGAAATAATTTAGGTCGGTCTCAATATCAAATATTAAGTTTAGGCGGAAATGCAATCAATGAATATGGATGGCAAATAGCAAGGTCTCCACAAAGTGGTGGAGTTATAAATGATGGTATGTATATTTATAATTTAAAAAACAATAGCGTTCCATTTGTTATAAGTTTAACAGACAACATTGGCATTGGCACAACAAACCCACTTTCAAAAATTGAAGTCCATGGATCAGCCGTGTTCAATGAAAGCTCAGCCATTGCAGATTTCCGTGTGGAAAGTGACGGCAACGCAAATATGCTTTTCGTAGATGGCACAAACAACCGCGTAGGCATTGGCACAAACACACCTGATAAAACGCTTCATGTAAACGGTGAGGTAAAAATTGCAACGGTAACGGCAACACCGACAAGTTTACTTGGAAAAGACGGGAGCAATGTGGTGGGCGAGGTGACGGATATTAATCAAAGTGGGGTTATGAAAGTAGGAGGCACAACTGCAACAACGGACGCCGTTGGAAATATTAACGTTGCTCATGGCTTATCTTACACGCCTTCAAAAGTCATTGCAACTATTGCCCAGTTAAATAGCTATGTTATAGTTGTAAAGGGGGTTACATCTTCAAATTTAGAATTCACAATATATGATTCAACGACGGGAGTAGGTTTAAATACTGTTTCTGTTGGTTTTTACTGGATTGCTTTTAAATAAAAAACACATGAAAAAAATATTATTTCTTTTCCTTTTCCCGTTGTTTTCATTCGCTCAGGATACAATTATTATTAAAAAGGTATTTGTTGACCCTGACACGGTTTGGCAAGTGAAGCAAATCACCGACGCGGACAACTCAAATTTAAAAATATTTTCTGATTCAAATTTAATTATTCCATTCCTTACCAATGACTTGGTTGACGATTCACGGAAAATGGCAGATGCTTTGAATTTACTTGAGGGGCAAAACAAGTTTATTGCTAATGCAATCAAGTTGGACAAATCATTAATTAACGCGAAAATACAAGGTTCTTTTGATTATCTGAAAGAACAATTTAAAAGGTTTTGGATTGGCAATTATCAAGCTATTGCCAACGGAACAAAGGTTGTGGCAGGAGCTGAAATATTTGTAAATCAAACGGGAAGCCTGAGGATTAAAATTGGCGAGTCTTTAAATAGACCTTTAGTTATTATTTCTGACACGTATGGATATATTTCAAATTATCCAAATCAAGGCGAAAGAATGATTATTTATTTAACAAAGGCAAATATATTCAAAGACTTTGATAACAAATTAATCCTTAGAAAAATAAAATAATGAAAACAACATTAATCAACTTTTTGCACCTTGGATGGGAGAAAATAACGTATGCCATTTGCTGTGGTTATATTTTTTCTTTCTTTATACCGATTAAGGGATTTTTGATTTTTACGGTTTTCGTGGTTTTTGCGGACATGGCAACTGGGATCCTGGCAGCAAGGAAAGAGCAGCAAAAGATAAATAGCAAAGGGCTTTACCGGACAATGGAAAAGATAGTCGTTTATTTTTGTGGTATCCTTATTTTCGAGGGTGCAAGAAATACTTTTAGTCTTCCATTCAACATAACGTACATGGCAGCGTTTTTAATTGCAACGGTGGAGCTTTATTCTATTTCGGAAAACATTAAACGCATTACTGGCGTAAATTTGGGCGTTTTAATCACACGTTTTTTTAATCGTTAAAATAAATAATATGCAGACTAATTTAAAAGAAGCATTGAAAAATGCAGATGGGATAAAATCACCAATGGGTGACATTGCTTGTTATTCAATGAACTTTGCGGAGCTTGCTTCGGAGATTAACGTTCATCTTGAAGGTAATAAAGTGAAATTTACTTGGCGCGAATATATCCAGTTAGCCCAAATAATTTGGGATAAGATTAAGGAGACATCGAGGGAGTGTGCTGGAAAGGAGATTCAAGTAAATTTACCTCCCAAATTTTCTTTGATTTCAGCAGCTTTTTCACTTATCGGATTTCGTTTGTAAAGAAATAGGCGCAGACGATTCGCTACCTTATGCGTTTTACAGGGCGGTGCATTGACTTGCATCGCCCTTAAAAATATCAAAATATGAAAGCATCTAAATTTTGCATCTTCATCGACGCAGGTCATGGAGGCATTGACGCAAAGAAAAAATTACCTTACAATTATACCACCTACCCATCAAAGTGCGCTCAGCATAACAACGCAAAGTTCCACGGTTACGGTTGGTTCTTTGAAGGCGTGTTTAACCGCGACGTTGCGGCAAAGATTGAGCAGTATTTAATTGACTGGGGCTTTCCAGTGGTTCGCGTGTACGATCCTATTTTGGATTTAACTTTGGCAAAGCGCGTGGCGAAAGCAAATATTAACGCGAAAAATTACGAAGATTCGTTATACCTCAGCATTCACGGCAACGCGGCGGCTTCGCCCAATGCAAGGGGTTTCGAGGTGTTCACAAGCAAGGGAAAAACAAGGTCGGACATTTACGCGGAGTTCTTGTTTAACGAGGTTCAGGAGGCTTTTCCCAAATGGGTGTATCGCATGGATACCACGGACGGGGACAAAGATAAAGAAGAAAGTTTCTTTGTTATTACCCAAACAAATATGCCAGCGGTACTCAGTGAAAATGGCTTCTTTACAAATTACCACGACGCTTTAATGATGTTTGACCCTGTGTTTCAAAACACGTTGGCTTTGTCTCACGCAAGGGCGGTCGTGGATTATGCGAAAACGCAAGGGGTAATCTTTTAAATAAAAAAGGGCTGGTTCAAATGCCAGCCCCGATATACACATCAACAATTCAACAAATTAGTAATCAATCAATTATAAGTTTTATTAGCCTTGCGGCTGATTCTTTTAAAGTATCGGTTTCCTTTGCATGATAAAGTTGGTAACAAATGCTTATCATTCTTTCCTTATTCATTGATTGATAGGCAGGCATCGTCTCAGGAATCAAAGGATTCAAGTAAAAATTTATCACGGATTGTTTGCTATTTACCGTATCTGCAAAGCGAACAGGCTTCGGGCGCGCGTTGAAACATCTTTGCGCCTCCTTCCATTGTTCATTGGTTAAGCCGTCTGTTAATTCGTTATTTTTCATTTGTCTTTGTTTTATTTGTGTACAGCGTTATATGTTATTTCGCACATTATTGGGTGACGGCTTCTGTTGTATCCAACGGTATAACGGCTGAAACAACTGTCACAAGCAAAATACTTTGCCATACATTTACCGCCATTTTCGGTGTGCGAATATTGAGAATCAGAATCAACTTTGCCATCGCAAACAGGGCATTTATTCTCCAGGTACTTTTTCCATATCAAATCATGCGTATATTCTCTTTTCTCAGGCATCGTTTTTTCCCTTGTAAGATCTCCGCAATCTTCGCAATACTCCCCAAAATCCATGTCGTTTGATTCAGAGCTGCAATTTTTACATATATAAATCATTTTTTGATATAATTTTTTGCCATAAGCGCAAGGAAAAAAGCGTCGATTTCATCTTGACTTATTTTGGCGGTTTTAAAATCTGGTTCAAATTTCAGTCGCTCAATTGCGACAACTTTCATAAATATGTCTTTATTAAACTTTTTACCCTTTGCCTCAGGGCTAATATTGTACGCTTCAATGTCATGTTCCTTTATCCATTCGTAAGCTATTCGCGAAGCGGCTTGATTCATGCCAACGTTGCGGCTCATTCGAGAAAGGATTGCGCGGTTAATTGAATTATTAAAGGTCACATTCTGGAGGCTTGAATCTTCCACAAGAACAACAGGGTTTTCGTATGCTACCCAGGTTATAACGTCGCCAATAAAATCAACAAACCTTTTATAACTTTTAAAAATCATGGTGCGGTCTGCGATAATGCAAACCGCCATTCCCTTTATTCTTAACGCCGGGTCAACCCCTATCAATGTCCTCAAAGTGTTATTGTTTTAAATGAAGATACAAAGTTTTTTGTCGTTGTTCCCGTGGTTTCATTGTTTTCTTTTGCCTCAACCTTTACGCGTGGTTTCCTTTTGCGCTTTGGCTTTGGCTCAGGTGCATTGATTCCGTATGCTTCCACGCCCTTGTCAACAAAGTTGATTTCAAGAAGGTAACCGAAAACAATGATGGTTCCGACAAAAAGAAACATGGTGATAAATTCGCCGCCTTCGTACTTTTCCTGCAACCCAAAGAAGATTTCAACCAAGGCGACAAGCGTCGCACCCAGGGCAATCTTTGGAGGGTAAGTACTCCTTCCTTTGGTTGGATTCAGGAAGTCCATGAAAACCACGGCAAAGCGTCCGAGCTGCAAGATGCTGGCGGCAATGATCGCAAGCCAAAAGTCAATGGGTAAAAAGATAGCGGTTAGGTAGGCGTTAATGCCATACGTTAAAACGATTGTTAAAAGCATGATGGTTGGAATGTTATCCGAAATTGATTCGAATGTCCATTTAAATTGAAGGTTGTTAAAATTCTTTTCCATTTGATTTTGTTTTTGTTGTGTGTAAAAAATAAGGGCAGCTGGGGGCGCTGCCCTGTGAAAACAATTATTAAGCGTAAACAATTTCTTCTGTGAAAAATTTGCCGTCAACATATTTTAAACGGCGTGTTGGCAACTCGTTTTTATCTGCTTTCTTTGTTGCGGATGGGCGGTAATCAGTTTTTACAAGTGCATAAGCAATAACCCAAAGTTGCTTATCAGTAAATGTTCTTTGAGTTGTTAAAATATTAAGAGCTAAAGATCCTTCAGGAAGGTAAGATTTAATTTCTTTTACTTTTGTTGCAATAGCATCTAATGTTGCCTCGCTAACATAAGAGCCAACCGAGCTCACGTGATTTTTTGTTGGGTTAATAAAATTGATTGAATTAAAGACTTCTTTTGCGCTTACTGGTGAAGTTGTTACTTCTTCCTGTACGTCAACTATAGGAGCGTACCAAGCATTTTCAATATTTCTTCCATTGCAACCTTTGTAAGATGTGTGGTTAAGATGGTAATAAATTCCGTCTTTTACGATAACCATTGGAGCATCTTGTAATTCAATGCTATTTTCTAAAAAGAATTTTTTTGCAGTTTTTTTGAAGATAACTGGCTTGTCATTTTTTACAGTCATTAAAGACTTTAAAGAAGATCTTAATTCATTTTTTGGTGCTGAGTAATTTAAAGCTGTCATTTTGTTTTGTTTTTGTTGTGTGTAAAATCGTTTCGTTGTTTCAATACGTAAATTTAATATTAAATATTGAAACAAAAAAATATTTACAAAAATAAATGCAAAATAATTTAAAATTCGTCTCTTTTGCCTTTCAATGGGTAATGGTTCTTTTTTAATTCCCAGAACTCAGCCATTAATGAAGCACGGAATTTATAATCGCGATCCGTGTGATACCCTGACTTGTAAACACATTTACAAATGCTTTCGTATAACCGTCTGCCTTTCATCTTGTAATTTGCCTTTTTACATTCGGCGTATCTTCCTGAGTTTAAAACGCCAGCCCAAAGCTTCATGCCTTCTTCTGTGGTGCTTGCGCTCATGAACTTAGCGCGAATATACTTGTCACGTCCGCGAATGACTTCCCGTGTTTTGTAAGTCACTGACTTTTGATTTTTCAAGGCCTTGACTCCACCAGCGTTGGCATGCTTGCGCCAAAGTTCGGTTTCAACCCCTGAAGTGGTTGCCTCAATGATGAAAAAGGAATAGATCATGGAAACGGGGAAGTCGGTCAGGTGGTGTACATTCATAAGCATGGATTCATAAGAATAAGCCAGCCATATACGACGCATTTTAAACAAGTCGATTTTATCGAGGTTCCTAAATCCTTTGCCTTCCAGATTTTGCCTTAATTCGTGAATATTCATTTTTCGTATTTCCCAGCCGTATGACCTTGAGCCATACGCGCTTTCGTCAACTTCGCCTTTTTCTTCCTTTGCGGGAAAGGTAAGCGTTGTAATTTTGTGAACGTAAACGGTGTCGCGCTCAATGATGGGAATGAATGAGGTATGATGATACTGGGTGTTGATTGGGGAATAAATCAACCCAACCACGAAGGCAACGCCAACGCCTGCGGCAACTTGGTACGGGAGGCGTTTGTTCTGTGGAACATAATCAATGATTTTGTCTTTCATAAAATTGGTTTTTAAACTGGTAAATAAATTTCTTATTGTAAAAATATATATAATTATTTATAATAAAGAATATTTACAATAATAAATTAAAAAAAAATGTCCGCATCGAAGGACACGGACACAAAAGAACACTTTAACAACTTACTACTTCACATTTATTTCCTGTATTCTCCAAACTTTGAAATGCTTATCTCAAAGTTTTTCACGTCGATTTTTAATTCCTTAAATTGTTCCAATGCCTTCTCCATATTTTCGGCTTCAATGATCATTCGTTTGTCATTGTACTTAATTTCAAATTTGCTCATGAGTACCATTTTTTTAAAAGGTCAACAATATAATAAATGGCAAAAGCCAAGGTTAAAATGCCTCCAGCGGCAACTAACATGCTGGCAAAGTCTTTGATTAATTTTTGTTTTTCGTTTTCGGTTAACATGATTTTTCTTTTTTTTTGTTTTCTTGATAAATTTTCATTTTGGCTAATAATACCTCCTTATTTTTTGCATAATAAGTCCTATTTCTTTCTCTCATTTTTTCCAAATACTCAGGAGACCATTTTTCGCGAGCCTTCTTTCGGTATTCATTGTTTTTTAATCGCCGTTTTTCCTTTATGAATGCGTTTAAATTAGCCTTCCATTTTACCATATAAGCGGCGCGCTTTGCTTTCTTTTCTTCGTCACTCATATTTACTTTTTAATTTTCGTTCTCGATATTCTTTTGCTTTTATTTTCAATGCCTCATGGTTCGCGTAATAATAAGCAAGGCTTTTGTCTTTCCTTATTTGCCTTTCTTCGTCCGTCAACTTCCAGTAATTGTCTTTGTTCCTCAGGCGCGTTGCCTCCCTTCTTTTGTCCTTTTGGAAGGCTGGCATATTTCTATAATACTCACGGTCATACGCCCGTTGCTTTTCCCTTTCTTCGTCGGTCATGGCTGCTTGTTTAAATAATTTTTTGAGGCAACAGGATCTTTCCCCTGATTCGAATACTTGGCATCTTGCTTTTTATCATACGAAATATTTGGCATCTCGCTTATGTCCTGATAGGTCAGCTGGGCAATTTTCATTCCCGCGTAAATCTTGAGCGGTTGAACCGTCAAAAGCTCCAACGTCCAATGTCCTTTGAATCCAACGTCGCCAAATCCTGCGGTCACGTGGACAAATAAACCAAGCCTCCCTAAAGAACTTTTGCCCTGGATAATTGGCACGTGTTTTATGGTCTCCGTGTATTCCACCGTGGAAGCAAGGTAAACAATGCCAGGTTGCAAAATCAATCCTTCATCAGGAATAATCATTGGTGCGGAGGGGTTTTTCTTGCGAACATCCAATACGCGCTCCGTGTAAAGTACCAAGGTGTTTGACAAAGTAAGGTCGTAGCTATTTGTTCCTAAGTTATCAGGATTGAAAGGCTCAATAACGATGTTACCTTCGTTGATTTCGTCAATGATGGTTTTGTCGGTTAAAATCATTTTGTTTCGTATTTTTTACGGTTATCAAATTCCTTTTTAGTAAAATAATATTCGGTCAACATTTGGGCGTTGCATTGCAAGTGTGCCGCATGAAGGCAACCGTCCTCAGGATCAATGTCCTCACCCAGGCGAATGGCTTCAAGGTGACGCAAGGCGGAGGCAATCACCTCACTCCATGGCATCCCCTTTTCCCAATTTCCCGCGGGGTATTTGTCAAGTCCCTTTGTCCAGACTTTGGCGCATTCACGGTGAGCCAACGGGGGAATAAGGTCGTATCTGATTTTTTCATCATTGAACCTCAGCCCCCTTGTTTCTGATTTCATTATCTTTTTCAATTCATTTTCCAAGTCATCGGTCATGGCATCATTTTAATGGGTATGTAAAAAACTTTTATAAACGCTGCTAATTTCCTTACAAGTTTGCTCGATTAAAACAATGGCTTTAAGCAAGTCATCCATTTCAAAGGTATGGTTTAATTCATAACTTTCGCCCGTAAAAGATAAGCCGTTTTTTGTCATCTTTGTTCCCAGCCAGTTAATTTGGCTTTCGGGGATTGTATCGCCATTTACGAACATTGCCAGCGCGTACACTTTCATTTGAAGGCTATTATACAACGTGTGCATTGTCCACGGTCTCCCTGATGTTTTAAAATCGATAACGCGGTTATTCTCCCTGTCCCATGCGTCAATGTAACCAATGACTTGAATGTCATTAATGGAAAGGCTAATTGGTTTCTCAGCCTCAAGTCCTTTGAAGCTTTGTATTTTGTCAATGTAAAAATCTGGAAAGGTTTCCATGATTATACCGTTTTTTATAAACGCTTCCGTGTCCTCGGCAAAGCGTTTGCCAAAGTCCATGTAAATGGATGGTTCTTCGGGAAGGTTTAAAAAGTAACGGTTGATATACTTTTGGCGGTCACTGTACCAAAGATTAATTTGGCTGACTGATATGTATTTTTTTGGAAGGAGCATGGTTATTTATTTTCATTAGGTTTAAAAAATACTTCAGCACCTCTTATCCAACCGTCTTTATAGGCGTTCATAATTTCCTCAGCATACATTTTCTTTGCCTCATTCAAAGCATCGACAATGGCTTGGTATTCGCTTTCGTAAAACTCTGAGGCGTCCAGCACCTTATCGTAAAAGTATTCCAGCGACGTTTCTTTTTCTTCTTGGTTTTCCATGGTTCTTTATTTAAATGTGTGATAAAAGAATGTAAATTAATTTTACTAAAATAAGGGAAGAAAAAACGATAAATACTATCGTGATAGCTTTGTAAGTTTTAGATATTTGCTTATTGTTTATTCTTATTGCATCTTGATAGCCTTTTTTCCAGCCTTCTTTTTTAGCTTCCTCAATTTCCATGTCGTATATTTTCCTGGAATCAACATACGCTTCAATCAACCGACCTAAATTAATAGCATTGTTTTTTGTAATTCTGAAAAAGTATTCCAACGACGTTTCCTTTTCTTCTTGATTTTCCATGTTTCTTTTGTTTTTCGGAGCGGTAAAACCCCAGCCATATTTCAGGCTGGGGAAAAAACGTACCAAATTGATTAAAAATAATTTCCTAATTTAATAAAGATCGTGGCGGCGGCAGGTTGCGCCTGGGCAGGCTCAAGTCCTGAGGCTTGCAACTGGTGAAATATGTCAGCGTAAACCGAGGTCATAAGCGTGGCCTTCTCTGTTATTTCTTCATGTGTCATTTTACCGTTGTTTTTAAGCGGTACATTTGCCGCCTGCTGCACGTTTGCGCCTTCGGTGGGTGTTTGTACCTTTTCAGGTATTTCGTTCGCTGTGAGCATATCAAATGCTATTTTGTAAGATTTGCCGTCGTGGATAACGGTCACGGCATCGTCTTTCTTCAATGCCATTAACTTTGTATCGTCTGGTTTTCCGTAAACTCGGATGTCCGTACCGTTATCCAATGTAATTGCGGCGTTAATGGATGGTCCGTATTGACCCTCAAACACTTTGCCCGCCGTGTATTTAACCTTGCCTTTTAGAATATTCATTTCCTGCTTGAATTTGAAAATTTTGAGAATCGTACCACATTTGTTTTTTGTGGTCACTTATTGCCTTCCAGTCTATTTCCTGAGCGTAACTAATCTTATTTCCTGTGTAAAAGTATTTTTCAAGTTCACCGACTCCCCTTTGCCTCCACCATTTTTTCAGGTGAAGGGGTTCAACGATATGGTTTGGGCAAATGGTCAATGAGGCATTGAGCGCGAAGTCTTGTATATTAATCATCTTGCTGCGGTTATTTGTTGGCATTTGGTAATTGCTTCTTTACATTCTTCAATGACGCCAATTCTTAATTTATTTATACCAGTATCCAAAACCCTTGTTTCGTGAGCCTCCAATGTTTGTAGCATTGTTTTTATACAATCAAGGTAATGATCGTGCATCGCTTCTTTATGCCAACTAACATAAGCCTGAATCATTCTTTGGGAGTAAATCCAAAAATCAAGAACAATCCAAAAGTCGGCGCGCGACTCATTTCTTAATCTTTCGTTTTCGCCTTCAAGATATACGATGCGTTCTTCATAATAACGCGTAAGAGCGTTGTCGGTTAATGTGGTTTTTAAAGCTTCCATTGGTTTTGTTTTTAAAGTGATTGATTGTTAAGTATTACCCAGTCCATTTCATTCTCAGCCACAAGGGGCATGAGGTTACAACGGGTGATTGGTGGATATAATTCGAAGTCAATGTCATGCGGCTCAAATGTCCAGCCGTGTATCTCTATGTTATCCTCAGGGGAATGCGGTGACGTTTGTCCGTACAAGCCGAAGCCGTGGGAGAAAATCACGTGTACAAAGTGACCCAGCTTTTTATCAAGGGTACATTTGCAGGTGTATTTTGTAATATTCATTTGGTAAGTTTTTGAAGGTGGGCGGATTGGTTACCGCCCTGGTGGATTAATAATTTACTCTCCTTGCGCCAAACAATTGGTTTTCATTGAACTTACATTCCTGTACTGCTTTCATAAAGCATTCATGATAATCTTTGCCATCCGTTACAACGAAAGAACATTTACTATTCCTTCCTTCTTTCAATGCGCCAGTTTTTGTAACGGCTTGTTTTACACTTGAATGTTTAGTGTACAAAAATCTCCAAGATTGAATTTCGTTTGTCATGGTTGATACGTTTTTGTTATTTTCAATACGTAAATTTAATATTAATTATTTGAATAAAAAAATATTTACAAAAATAAATTAAAAAAAAGTGAGGCATAATTTCTATGCCCCACCAAAACAAAACCAAATTATGAAACTTATCTTAGTAACACCTTGCGCCAGACGGCTAACTTGTAAGCAAGTGCGCGGGCGCGTGGCATATTTCCTTCCTCAATCTTTCTCATGTGGTTCTTCCTGTCTATCATATTATCTGAATCGGGCTTTTCATTCTTTGCCATTTCCTGCGCCTCAGCCCACAAGGCTTCCTTTTCGCCTTCGTTCCATTCATTGATATAACCACGTTTGACGCACTCGTCGTACCAAAATACGGGTATTTCTTCCAACGGCTTTTGAAAGTTTTTCAGCTTATTATCAAAGTCCTTATCGTATTCCTCAGCCACTTTCCCCAGGCGTTTCATGCGATCTTCTTCTTCTTTCTTCGCCTGCAAATCTGAATCCATGGCAAAGTATATCTTTTGCCTCCATGTTATATAAGCGGTGATTATTCGCCCAATGGCATGAAGGTCAACTTTTCCATATAATTTATGATCATTAATATCAAGTTCTTGTTTGGCAAACTTTTCAAAAGCCAGTTTAATTTCATCGACGGCTAACAACTTGTAATTTGAAATAAATTCGGTAACCTCCATCAAGTGTTCGGGCTTTGGCTCAATGCCATACACGGGGAGCAGTTGGCTTAAGGTTTGGGCAATCTTCGGGATCGCTTCTTTTGTGCCTGTTTTAAAAATCCTGAGTTCGCGGTTCTGGATAACAAGCTGCACGTCTTGTATTTTCTCTTCCACGCGGTTGGCAATCATTGGTAAATTGTTCATAATTGGTTGGTTTTTTAATCTTGAAATTTTGCCATTCTTTCGGCAAGCAATTCTTGAATCCTGTCATTGTACGCCTTGTCCTTTGCCGCTGGGCTTGTGGTTTGGTATGCGGTAAATATCTTTGAGGCTTGGGAGTAAAGGTTGGCTATTGTGAAATTTGCCCTCAGCCATTTGTCATTCAATGACCACGCGGCTTGGATAAACACCTTCAATGCCTCAAGGCTATTGCCCTGCTTATCTATTTTGTCAATGTATTGCATAAGGTTTTTCATTTGCCCTGCATCTTTTGGCATCATGATGTAATGCCCGTTCTGGTCAGTTGGGTACGCTGCACCAGATAACGATTCAAACGTTTGGCAAAACACGGTAAAGGCGGCGTACGTGGGGGAGGGTTGGCGCTCGGCTTTTTCTTTTTTACCCGAAGTTTTTTCTTTTTCAAGATTTGCAATCAAGGTAAAGGGGTTCACTTTGGGGCTTTGGAGATTTGGATAGTCATTTGTTTCAACTTTTGTGAAGTCAATAAAATCTGAAGGATTTTCAATACTTTGTTCAAAGTCTATATTTATAATAGTCTTTCTTTGTTCCAAGTCTTTATTTATTAGTGCCGACTTTTCCCGTGTCGGTTTTTCTCCGTTGCGGATTTTTACCGTGTCGGCTTTTTTACCACTCGGTGTAAAATTCAATGTATAATCGTAACTATCAAATTTACCCGTTTCCCTTCTTTGTTCCCGATGAAGATAACCCGTTGTCAAAAGTTCTTCAATATATTTTCTCAATGTATCCTTTGTGTATCCAAGTTCCTTTGCCATTGCGCCTTGATAAAATTTCCAATCGTCTGGCATGGAAGCCATGTAACAGAAAATGAAACGAGCGCGGTCGCTCAGGCTTTTGTTTCGGATAATGTCATTTGGGATAATGGTAAAATTATCCTTTATTTTGTTATTTAGCTTATTCATAAAAATGTATAAAAAAACCCAGCAGGTGCAAGGCTACTGGGTTAGTTGAAACAATGCGGATATTGTCCCGAAGTTCTTTTGAATGACTTGCACCTCGTTCAAAAGATTTTACAAATTTAACAAATTTTCTTTAGGTATTACATTTAATTTTGCAAATTCGCCATGATATTTTTTAGCAGCCTGATTATAAGCACTGGCGGCGTCTTTCAGTTCAATGTAATAACCAATATGAATTTTTTTATTTTCGCATGATATTTGAGCAACCCATTTTTTATTTTTAATACACCAAGACACCCCATTAAAACCAGATTTATTAAATTTACTCATTTTCCTATTTTGACTATTTTGCGCCTTAGTACAAATTCTTAAATTAATCTTTCTATTGTCTAATTTATTCCCATTAATGTGGTCGACAAACTCACCTTCTTTGGCTTTAATTACCACTCTATGTAACTGAATTAATTTGTTTTCAGGTTTACTGGTTCTTATCGCATAGTAATTAGTATGAGATTTTAATAAATACCATTTCCATTGATTTAAATACTCAAAATCATCATCATCTACTATGGTAATTACACCCTGATTAAGTTGTATTTCTTTCATGAGTTAAAAATTTAAAACAAGCATTTCGCTTGTTATTCTATCTTTAGCAATTTTAAAATATTTTTCATCTATCTCAATGCCTATAAATTTTCTGTTATGTCTTACACATGATAAACCCGTTGTTCCGCTCCCCATAAATGGGTCAATTATAATATAATCCTCAGGAATAATTCCTATTATATTGTCCATAACCTTCAGGGGCATCTGACATGGGTGTTCAGTTTTTTCAGCACTTACATTTTTGACTTGATTAATTTCCCACCAATCATATAATTTAGCTGATTTAACTTCTTGAATGCGCTTAGCAATTCTTTTGTCTGTTGGATTCTTATAATCTTGAGCTACTTTTTTGAAATCTGGCTTAAAACCAAAAAAAGCTATATCCCTATGTTGTTTTCCTGTATTGCTATTGTAAACCCAGCTTACAACTTTATCAGGAAACATACCAATATTGTAACTATGTTTATATAAGTTTTCTGGATAGTGAATAATAACTTGCTTGTTTGAGCCAAAAATATTGGAAAGCCAGTTATAATAATCATCTTCTTTCATTTTGTCAGAATAATTATTGTAATGATAACCAATATTAAATGGGGGGGTCAGAAACAAATATTACCTTATTAAAATCAATGTCTAATTTAGGTAATATAATATTATTATCTCCACGATATATTTCTATTTCATGTTCCCTATTTAACCCATGGGATAAACAAAATTTAGAATAAGCAACTTCTTTTAATATTTCCATAAATTATAAAATAAAAAAAACCCACAAAGGCACTACTCTTTATGGGTTTAATGAGGTAAATGGTTTCCTCAAATACCTTTTGCGGGGTAGTGCTTCCTGCAAAAGGTTTAAGCAAATATACAAAATTCTTTTTACTTATTTCTTTTGTTTTTTAATAATAAAAAATTAACGGTGTGTTTTAACACCAAGATACGAGGCTCGTTACAACCTACGTGCGACACCCTATAACGATATTCCCAGGATGCTGACTTTTTGTCCGTACGCTCCCATTATTTCAGGGACAACTCTTTAAAAGATGGCTACTTTCAAGCCTACTTACCGTTAATTATATTTTTTAATTAAAAAATATACAAAATTTCCCTTAGATATTACTGATTTTCATTAAATTTCATCATTAAAGGCAAATCCCAAACTAAAGAAAAAGCAATAATTTCTCCCTCTGGTGGAGCATACATATAATTCTTTGTTTCATCGCAATATCTAAATTCATAAATAGGTTCTGGAATATTATCTCTTTCAATGTAAATACCTGTTGCAAATTGTAAAGTGTTTTCATCTTCTGATTCATGCTTTATCAATAACATTAAATCAACCATATCACGCTGCAAATCTTCAGATTTTGACCAGTGAACGACTTGAGAAACTGGAGTAGTTTTTGGGTCATGCCAAATAATTACATGTTTAAAAACATTGTGTTTACCTATAATTTTCGGTTCTTCACCATATTTAGCTTCATAGCTTAAAAACTCTTCATTCCAAATTTCATTCATGTTAATTTTCATATTATTTTGTTTTTGTTTTTCCTTTTTTTCCACGGCGGATTCCCCAGTGCGCTTTGCATTTCCATGTATTTTACCACGGCTTCAGGCGTTACGTATGTCAAAACCTTGTCCAAGGCTGCTTTGATGAAATTTGCCATACCCTTTACTTTTTCTCCCTCTTTACGAACAAAAGCCCCCACGGCGTTACCTCCCTTGCTTCCCTCAGCAAGTCAAAACCGTGCCTTGCAAACAAGGCAACCCATTCATCCTTTTGCTTCAAGTTGATATGACCCCATTCAATGTCAAAAGCAGGATCGGCTGAGGCATGAGGCGTGGATGTAAAATAAAAATACTTGTTACAGGCTTTGTAAAGGATTGGCATGACAAAGGATATTTGCGCGTCGGTCATGTGTTCAAATACCTCCGTGGAATAAATGGCATCATACTTTCCTTTTATCCTCAATTCATACCTTCCCAGTTGATACTTTGAAGCCCACTTTGCAAGTAAATATCTCCCTGGGTCAACACCCTTACTTATCGCAAAGTCTCTTTCGTAAGGGTTAATATCATAGCCAACGTGTTTATATAAGCCCACGCGCTGGCAGGCGGATAAAAAGAAGCCAAGTCCTGAGCCAAATTCAAACACGGATTCACACCCCATTATTTGCAAAACCCTTGCGCCGTTGGTATGCAAGTTGACAAGGGGTTCGTAGTCCGTGGTTGTAAAACCAAGTTCCACGGATTTGTCAAAAAAGAATTTGTTATCAATCATTTGTTTTGTTTTTGTAACCATGTTCCTGAGGGCAGGAAAATACAAGGTCGGGAATCGAACCCGATTGTGCACCGCTCAACGTTGGGTAGCTTGCGTACACGGTTAGCCCTGGCGATACCTTTCGCCACCTTGCTTTTTACACCGTTCCATCCCTTTATCAACGCACGGTGCCAGCATTGCTCAACCTTCGG